AAGTGTAGACATTTGTTTACTATCTTAAACCCTGTGGAACAATATCTTATACAGAAGAAAAAAAGATTATTTAAGGGTATTGATGATTACGGTGGAGTTAATAGATTTGTATTTGATATTGAAACCACAGGTCTTGATCCTGAGACTTGTGTTATTATATTGATTGGGGTTAAGGACAACCGTGGATTAAATGAAACAATTCCTGCGTTTGGTGAAGATGGTGAGAAGAAATGTATTGAAAGATTTTTCAAATACATTAAAGATTTAAAACCAACCATTATTGCAGGTTACAACTCAGCGTTTTTTGACTGGCCGTTTATATTAAAACGAGCGGAAATTCTTGGTGTTGATGTAGATGGTTTAACACAAATCTTTACATCTCAAGGAATGAAAGAGAAGGAAGGAATGTTAAAACTTGCAAATGAAATTGAACCATACACACAACACGTTATATGGGGTTTTAACATTATTGATATTGCACATTCAGTGAGACGTGCTCAGGCAATCAATAGTGAAATTAAAAGTTGGGGATTGAAATATATTACAACATATTTGGAGAAAGAAAAACCTAATCGTGTATACGTAGATGGTGCAAAGATTTCCAAAATATATCTTGATAACGAAAGTTATTATGTAAATCCAAAGACAGGTGGTTATAAACAAATTGGAGAACCTGGTACAGAAAATTTAACACAAAAATATCCCAATAAGTTTGAGATATGGACGGGAAGAAAAATTGTAGAACAATATCTTGATGATGACTTGTATGAGACTATGGTCGTAGATGATAGTTTCTCTCAATCAACATTTTTACTTTCTAAATTGGTTCCTACCACGTATGAAAGAATTGCAACAATGGGAACTGCAACACTATGGAAAATTATCATGTTAGCGTGGTCATACGAACACAACTTGGCAATTCCGGCAAAAGATGAGAAACGTGCTTTCACAGGTGGATTATCTCGTTTATTAAATGTGGGATACGCAAAGAATATTGTTAAGTTTGACTATTCATCACTCTATCCATCTATTCAATTAGTATATGATGTGTTTCCTGATTGTGATGTTATGGGAGTTCAGAAATCAATGTTAAAATATTTCAGAAACATTCGTATTAAATATAAAAACTTAGCGGGTGAATTAAAGAATAGTGATCCTGTTATGTCTGAGGTATATGATCGTAAACAATTACCAATTAAGATTTTTATCAATGCATATTTCGGTTCATTATCAGCACCACACGTATTCCCTTGGGGTGAAATGAATTCAGGTGAAACCATTACCTGTATTGGTCGTCAGTGTTTACGTATGATGATTATGTTCTACATGAAGAAAGGTTATAAACCTCTCGTAATGGATACGGATGGTGTGAACTTTGAAACACCTGATAGTGCAAAAGATGCTGTGTACGTTGGTAAAGGATTAAATGAATTAGTTATAGAAGGAAAAGAATATGTGGGTATTGAAGCACATACTGCGGAGTTCAACGACATATTCATGAGAGGAGAAATGGGATTAGATATTGACTATGTTGCTCCAGCTTGTATTAATGTTTCTCGTAAGAACTATATTATTAAAATTATAAAGAAAGGAAAAGAGAAAATTAAATTAACAGGTAACACAATTAAATCTAAAAAATTACAAACATATATTGTTGAGTTCTTAGATGAAGGATTAAAGTATTTGTTAAATGGTGATGGTCATTCGTTTGTGGAATTATATTACGATTATGTAACAAAGATTTATGAAAAAGAAATTCCGTTATCAAAGATAGCAAACAAAGCACGTGTTAAACAAAGTATTAATGAATACAAAAAGTACGTTACGAAAACTACTAAAGCAGGTTCATTAATGTCTCGTCAAGCACATATGGAATTGATTATGAGAAGTGATTATCCTGCGGGTTTAGGTGATACAATTTATTATGTTAATAATGGTTCTAAAAAATCATCAGGTGATGTACAAAAGATTACAAAACCAACAAAGAAACAGCAAGAAGAATTCACAGCAAAGAATGGTTTTCCAATGCCAAATGATTTTATTGAGGTGAACTGTTATATGATTGATGAGAAAGAAATACAAAACAATCCTGATTTAAAAGGTGATTATAATGTTCCTCGTTATTTAAATAATTTTAACAAACGTGTTGAGCCTTTATTAGTTGTTTTCAATCCGGCAATTAGAGAAGATATATTAATTGAAGACCCAAAAGACAGACAATACTTTACTAAGTCTCAATGTGATCTTGTTAATGGGTTTCCATTAAAAGAAGAAGGTCAAGATAAATTAGATGAAGTTATGACACTATCTGATAGTGAAGTAATCTTTTGGAATAGGGTACAAAGAGACCCTTATTTTATGTATGTAGAAAATAGTTTAGAACTTGCTGACCAATATTGGGTGGAACATAATAGAAAAGTGGTTACACTTCAGGCTGAAAGTACTAAGTCAAATGAAGAAGAGATAATTGAAACCAATGGTCACGATTATGCCTTTCATGTAATTGAAAGTTAGATTACATTAAATGGTGATGGCATTGCTCTAAACTTAAGTGCCTTATTTAGATTCTCCGCTTCGCCGGCTTTTCTTTCAAGAAGTTTGTCGGGGCGGAGTCTTTCTAATCTTTGCATTAATTCTTCCACTAATTTCATCTTTTCATCTTTAGCTTCAGTTAGTAATGTTGAATAATCTAATTTAACCGCACTATCAGGAACTTGTAAATCTCCTGAGAATTTACCCCATATTCTTGCTAAACCTTCTTTAGAGTATGCAATCAAATACTTTCTAACCCAGTTTTGAGCTGGTTTATTTAAAGATTCCCATGTCATATCTTCCATTTCAACATCCGAAGGTAACTTAATAATATCTTTATTTTTAGCTAAACAATCATCTCTATCACCATCGTTAACATCATAATACCAATACCAAACTTTGAAATTATTAGAAGCAACGTTTGCGAAGTCAAACTTACCACCTGGCACATTATATAAATGAACCAATTTTTTACCTTCAGGACCTGCAGTAATTCTGTATGTTAATTCACCACCAATAAGTCTATTCTTTAAACTTCTATCTTGCATTCTCGCTAACAAATCATATGCTGGCATCATAAAATAAGAACCCGCATTACCCATTTGAGCAAATCCACCAATACCTCCAAATCCAACACCACCCAAACCACCAAATCCACCTAAGAACGGGTCAATAATAGAATCGGTTAATTCAGCACGTGTAAACCATAAAAGTTCATTAATTTCACGACCAGCAGGAACTTCATATGTTTGTTGACCTTTTACAATCGTTATAAAATCCTTTTTCATTTCCCAAGGACCATTCGCCTGTAAACCTACAATCTTTGAATATGAGTAAGTGTATTGAGTTTCATAATCTAAACTTCTCGTAGTAAACGCTCTTGTTAAAGATTGTGTATCTACGTCTAAACCGGCCAAAGCGGACCATTGTGATTCAATTAACCAATCACTTACATATTGTTCATATTCAGAGAGTGAAAGTTCCATAAAGGTATCCATCTGTTCCTCTGTAAGTTCAATTCCACGGACAGGCATACCTAATAGGTGAAATACCTGTGTATATAATTTATCTTTTTGTTCTTGTGTTATAATTTGAGCCATAATTTGGTATATTACTATAAATATCATATATTTGTGTTATGGATATACTAACCTCACATATCAGAAAATATGAATATGATTATTTTAAAGGTTTATTAAGTGGAGACTTTAAAAAATTATATAAAACAAAATGTAATTATGTTTTTAAAAAAAAGGGTATAGAATTAGGGATTTGGGGATTTTGGTACAAAAACGGAAATTATGGAATTGTTGAATATGATGGAAACACTCCTATTTCTTGGTGTTGGAGAAATACTCCAAATACACATCCATATTGTTTTCATGATTTCTATTACCTTTTTTATGATTCAACAGGTATTGAATTGGATTTTAACAATAAGGAAAAATGGGAAGATAATTTGAATATTCTTTTTAAATTTGTTGAACAAAATTTTGAGTTATATTTTACAACTAATATTGATACGAAATATTTTTATCATTTTTGGTTTAGATGTAATGAATCTTGGACAAAAGGTCAATTAACTATTATCGCTTTAATGTATAAAATAAAAAAGTTATTTAGTGATTACAAAATAACTCATATGGATTTTGCATTAGAAAGAGGTGACCCAAATGATTTTATTGGTATTGATGTAATGTTGACTGCAGTAACAAAAGACATTTATAAAAGAAAAGAAATAATCAAAATTCAAGTTAAAGGTGGTAAAGTAATTGATAAATCAGAAAACGGTTATTTAATAAAGGGTGCTGCTAATGATTTAAAAGCCGGTGTACATTATTGGTGTTATGTAGATATAAATGATAATCAAACTGAAATAATATTATTTGAAAATTTAAAACCATATATTAGTAGAGTTGGTTATAATATATTGTTTAAAAAAGAAATAACACATCCAATAATAATTAAAGAATCAATTATGGTTGCAGAAAAACTAAATGAAATAGCAAAATATTGTTTTCAAAATAAAATATTAATTGAAATTGAACATTTACCTGGTTCTATAAATGAAATAATAATTCACTCTCAACCAGAAAAAATGATTAACATTAAAATTGCCGATTTTAAAGATAGTCAATTAGAGCAATTAATAATTGATAAATTAAAAGAATTAAAGGAGACTTTTAAGTAGGTCTTTACTGAACGATTCGGAGTATTCTCCGTCACCCATCACTTGGTCAATTACATTCTTTTTCTTTTGTAATATATTGTAGATTACCTTTTCAATTGTATTTTCAAATACAGGATAATAAACTAAAACACTATTCTTTTGTCCGTAACGATAAGCTCTATCTTCACCTTGTGAATGGTCTGCAGGTACAAATGATAAGTCATTCATAATAACAACTTCTGCTGCGGTTAATGTAATACCAACACCCGCAGCTTTAATGTTACCAATAAAAACTTTTATCTTATCGTCCGTTTGAAACCTATCAACATTTTCTTGTCGTTTATCTTTATTCATACGACCATCAAGTGTTACAGAATTCTTTTTATATTTGTCATGTAACATATCAAGTGTCATAGTAAAGTTTGTTAATACAATAACTTTCTTTCCTTGTTCTAAACATTTATCTATTAATTCACAAGTGTATGGAATTTTTTCGTAAGATATAAGTTGTCTAATTTTCATTAAACGATTTAATGTAACACTAATCGTCTCATCATTTTTCTTATCGTTACTTATACGTGTAAACTCTTCCAACTCTTCATCGTACATCTTACTTGTTAATTCAACAAATACAGGTGTTACAATTTTTTCAGGTAAATCAAGAATATCGGTTTTCATTCTACGAAGAACATATGATTTAGTTCTTTCACGAAGTTCATCTAAATTACTTGCACCACTTGTATTCCAAACTTTTCTATTACCAACTGTGAATTGATATCCTTTACAATATCTACGAACATATGATTGCCAATTCAATGTTAAAGGTGAATCAACAATTTTTAATAAGTTGAAATAATTAATTGGTCTTGATGTCATTGGTGTTCCAGTCAATAACCATACTTTAGGAATTTTTTCTAAGACGTCATTTAATAAACGAGTTCTGTTTGCTGTAGTATTTGAAATATAATGTGCTTCATCTACTATTGCTAAATCAAATCCTTCATTAACTAATAATTTATAATCATCACTATCTTCACTCTTATCTGTTGTATGATAATTTTTAATGATATCATAATTGATAATATAGAAATCAAACGTAGAACCCCATTTACGACCTTCAACTATTAACACACGTCTATCTGAGTAATTTGAAATTTCTCTTTGCCAGTTGATTTTAAGTGATGCTGGACATACAATTAAAACTTTCTTAGCTCCACTCTCTATTGCACCGATTACTGCGGATGTTGTCTTACCTAAACCCATGTCATCAGCCAATATAAACTTATCATTAGCTAATAATTTTTCAATTGCAACTTTTTGATGTTCCATTGGTGGTCTAACATCATATGGACTATAATCAATAACACGATTTAATTTCTTTTCTTCTTGAACAATTGCAGCTTTAGGTAACCACATTGCACTCAATTGATCACTATCTAAAACTTTACCCCATATATGGAATGCTTTATCTGAATCACATAATAGTTTTTCACACCAAATACTTTCGGGTGGTTTAGGTAGAAACCTCTCCTCCATAATCTTTTCACCAAACGTAGAAACAATATTAATATACTTTCTTGCAACCTTAGGAACAACATCTTTATATTTCATAACGTGTTCAGATTGGGGACGAGTCAATTTAAAGTTTTTAACTTCGGTAAATTTTCTCTTCCAATCAAGAAACTGATTATTGGAACCTTCGTAGTTTAATAATATTTCTCTAGCCTCAATTTCGGGTATTTTATTTTCCATACACAATATATATAATATAACTAAATAGATTGTAAGATTAAACTATTTATAAGGATATGAATAACAAATTACCTATCACCAGATTAAGTAAATTCTTCTCACAAGACGATTTTGATATCAATATTCAAATGGGTCAGGAGTATTTACACGGGGATTTGAATATGAAATTAGTCTTATATCGTGTTGATAGAAGTAAGAGTGATACCGATTCTGTTTATGCGGAGGCGGGTAATGGGGAAATTAAGTACTATCCTCCAATTGAGTTCAATGGATTGGTTAAAATAGATGAACCTAAAAATTCATCGTATAAGTCGGGTTTATTAAGATATAACGAACCAGGTAATTTAATGATATCTGTTTATATAAGACATTTAGAAGAATTAAAAATAGATATAAAATATGGTGACTATATAGGTTACCAAGATTCTGAAGAAAAAGTTAGATATTATAACGTTACAAACGACGGTAAAGTAACTTCAGATAATAAACATAAAATGTTTGGTTTTAAACCACACTATAGAACAATAATTTGTGCACCTGTTCAAGAGGGTGAATTTAGAGGAATATAATATGGGAATACCAAAAAGAAAAACTGACATTGCGGTCTACGGAAACAAAGAAACCGAAAGAGGTGACAATGTCATTAATAGAAGACAAGAACTATTAGATAGAATTACTAAGTCAGATAGTTTTTTACCTGATTCAGTTTTACATGAAGACTTAGATGCTGGTATGTTAGACTATGCAAAAAAGACTTTTAAGATTGTCAGTGACGGTAATCAAATACCTGTAATCCCTAAAATTTTAACAATCCAAAGATGGGCTGAGTTTTCAAATAATTGGGATTTTTCGGATGATGATGGTAATATGAAACTACCATTTATTGCAATTATAAGAAAACCCGAAGTTCAACCTGGTACAAATCCATCAACACAAAGAACAATTCCCGATAGACAAACTTTTCATTATGCGACCGTACCGACGTGGGACGGAAATCAAATGGGAGCGGACATATATAAAATGCCTCAACCTGTGGCAATTGATATGTCATATGAAATTGTTTTTGTTTGTAATAAGTTAAGAGAACTAAATAAGTTTAATAAAATTGTATTACAAAAGTTTTCATCTAGACAATCATATACATCAGTTAAAGGACATTACATACCAATCATTTTAGATAGTATTGAAGATAATACACCTATGGAAACATTAGATGGACGTAGATTTTATTTACAAACCTATAAATTCACAATGTTAGGATTATTAATTGATGACGAAGAATTTGAAGTTACTCCAGCAATTAGTAGAGCTTTTTTAGTTAGTGAATTTATAACTAATAAACCTGTTACTAAAAAAATAGTCACATCAAATATTGACCTTACATTAGTAACAATAATCGCCGACGGTACTCAAACCGTTTTTGGTGTTGGGGAACCTATAACAAAATTATTTAATGTATATCTTAATGGTGAACTTTTAATTCGTGATTTAAATTATTTACACATATCAGGAACATCAAGAATCACAACTTTGGGTGCACCTGAACAAGGAGATGTTATTACAATTCAGTATTATAGAGGTAAAAAAGACAGTAGAGTTGACAACGTTACTACATTCCTTAACAATTATGGTAAGGTTGTTTATCTAACTGAGGAATCTTTTACTATAAACCCACAATCAAACGAATTCGTTAATTTAAACTATGACATTGATAGTTTTGTAAGTTTAGATATTAATGGATTAGTTCAAAATGAAAATGATAATTTCATTATTCAAAACACAAAACAGATTAGATTATTGGGTTTACCATCCGTCGGTTCAGTTATTAATGTGACATACTTACACTAATTTATTCACCATAGATATCTTTCTTTTTTGGTTTACATAAATCTTCTATGTGTTTTTCTAAAACTTTATAGATTTTTAAACCATTCTTATCACAATATGATTTTAGCATTTCGTGGTGTTTTTCACCTATCTTAACGTTTTTTTGTTTGTTTTCCATGATAAAGATAATAAAAGATAAATAACTATCTTTTTAAGAAAAATACGGAAATCTTTACTAAAAACAAAGATATTTATAAGATAAGTAATAAAAAAATATTAACCAAACATTAATCGATGGCAAATTCAAACAGAGTATTCGTTTCTCCAGGTGTCTATACATCAGAGAAGGATTTAACATTCGTTGCACAAAGCGTTGGGGTTACCACATTAGGTTTAGTAGGTGAGACTTTAAAAGGTCCAGCTTTTGAACCAATTTTAGTAGGTAATTTTGATGAGTTTAAGACATATTTCGGACCAACTTCACCAATGAAATTCGGTGACGGTAACCCAAAGTATGAATTACCTTACGTTGCAAAGTCTTATTTACAAGAGTCTAACCAATTATTCGTAACAAGAGTATTGGGATTGACAGGATATAAACCAAACAAAACTTTCGGTATTAAAACTATCGGAGGTGTAATTTTACAAGAATTCCAAACTACAAGTGATTATACTGGAGTTACTTTAACTGCGGCAGGTATTGATGATGTAACAGCATTATATAGTCATTTATCAGGTATCACATCTGTAGAAGGTACATCAATCACAGATTATTTAGTTTCTAAGTTTAGTGGATACACTACGGGCGCAACTCACGATAATGAGTGGTTCGTTATTGGACAACTTCCTGAAGGTGAAGTAGAACCAAGTGGTAAAGAATTAGTTTCTCCATTAACTGGTAAGTATAATTCAAATAACCCTAACGGTAAAGAGTGGTATAACTCTTGTTATCATTTGATGTCACCAGGTGATGAAACTACCGTGGATGCGGTTTATTCATATGTTTTTGAATTTAATGGTTCAAACGCAAAATGGGATGTGACAAGATTTGAATATGATGCTGAACATAACTATGAACAACATGGTGTTGTGGTTGCTGCGTTAAGATCAAGAGGTCGTTATGTTGGTCAAACATTAACATTAGAAGTTACAGGTAACACACAAATTGAAATTAGTCAAGATGTTGATGATATGGGAGTTAATCCATTAGGTGAGTTTTTAATCAATGTTACTGGTTTAACCGTGACAGGTGGAACTTCATTTACATGTACATTTGACCAAAGTTCAACAAAATATATTTCTAAAGTATTTGGAACTGATGTATTTGATAAGAATTATTCAGATTTTCCATTATATGTACACGAAATATATTCAAATTTATTAAAATCTTCATTTGAAAGTGGAGTAGTTAGAGGTTTATCTATGGATTTTGTTACAACAACCGAAGGTGATAATTTCTTAGGTCAATGGGATACAACAATTTCTCCAATGGTCGTTTCGGAATATCGTGGAGGTAATGTATCTGATTTATTCCAAGTTATTACAATTTCTGATGGTGAATCAGCTAACTTCCAAGTTAAAATTACAGTTCAAAATATTAATTTAGATACTGCGGAATTTGACTTATTAGTACGTGATTTTAACGATTCTGACGATAATCAAATCGTACTTGAAAAGTTCTCAAGATGTTCAATGAATCCTGATTTACCTGGTTACATCGCAAGAAAAGTAGGTACTTCAGATGGTGAATATGAATTACGTTCAAAATATATCATGTTGTCAATGGTGGAAAATCACCCTGTTGATTCATTTCCCGCTGGTTTTAAAGGTTTTGCTTGTAATAGAATTAGTTCATTAACAGGTACAACATACGGAGGTATTATGTATAAAACACAATACCACGACGCTGGTGATATTGTAAAATACGCAGCAGACGGTACAGAAGTAGTAGAAGCTGGAGATAAGGTTAGAAAAGTAATGTTAGGTGTATCTTCACAAGTTGGATTTGATAGAGACTTATTGAAATATAAAGGTACAGGTGGAGTTGATGAAACATATGGTTTCCACTTATCACTAAATGCATCTAATATATCAGGTGCAACTCCAACAGAAAAAATGTTTATGACAACACCATACGATTTGGAAGGTCAATCTGGGGTTGATAATAAACTAACATCAATCAATTATCGTAAATTTACATTTATGGTTTTTGGTGGTCGTGATGGTTGGGATATTTACAGACAAACAAGAACAAATGGTGATGGATACATTTATGGTAAAAGTACATACACAAGTGGTAAAGAAGTTAATGGAGGTGTCTTTAATGACGACTTAGGTAATTCAGATTACTATTCTTATTTACAAGGTATTGAAACATTTGCCAATCCTGAAGCTATTGATATTAACGTATTTGCAACACCGGGTATTAACTTCCAAGATCATTCTTCATTGACTACTCAAGCAATTGATATGGTTGAGAATGATAGAGCGGATTCGTTATATATCATGAACTCACCAAATATCACAGGACCAACGGCTGCTGACCAAGTAATAGGTATCTTAGATGACGCATCTATTGATTCTAACTACTCGGCAACATATTGGCCTTGGATTCAAGTAAGAGACACAGATAATGCAACTCAACTTTATATTCCACCAACAGGTGAAGTATTAAAGAACATTGCATTAACTGACAACGTTTCTTTCCCTTGGTTCGCAGTTGCGGGTTTCTCAAGAGGTTTAGTAAATGCAATCAAAGCATCTAAGAAATTAACTTTAGATGAAAGAGATGAATTATATAAGAACAGAATTAACCCAATTGCTACATTCTCTGATACAGGTACAATCATTTGGGGTAACAAAACGTTACAAGTTAGAGAATCTGCTTTAGATAGAATCAACGTAAGAAGATTGTTATTAAGAGCAAGAAAGTTAATTTCAGCAGTTTCTGTTAGATTGTTATTTGAACAAAATGACGAACAAGTAAGAAACGAATTCTTAAGATTAGTTAACCCAATTTTGGAAAATATCAAGAAAGAAAGAGGTTTATTTGAATTCCGTGTAACAGTATCAAATGATCCAGAAGATATTGATGCTAACACATTGAGAGGTAAGATTTACATCAAACCAACTCGTTCTCTTGAATTTATTGATTTAGAATTCATTATTACTCCAACGGGAGCTTCATTTGAAAATATCTAATCTAAAAGGAGATATAAAAATAGAAAAGGGGGTCGTGAGACTCCCTTTTTTTATGTTCCACATGGAACACTGTATAAAATATAATAAATTATACATTACCCAGTATACTGGAACTAGATATACTAGTATTTATAATAGTTAATAAAGAAGTATTTAAACTGGTACTAGAATACTGGAGCCTGTAAAAAACTACGAAAAATAATTGACAAAATCAAGCTTTTTATATAATTAATCCAGAAAAAAATTATTTTCCTTTTGGATATATTTATAAGAAAGTAAAAATAACTTAAAAACTTAACAAATACAACATGGCCGATTTATTAATGAAAATGCCGACTCCATATGAACCAAAAAGAGTCAACCGATTTATCGTAAGATTCCCATCTACTTTGGGTATTAACGAATGGTATGTAACATCTTCTCAAAGACCTAGTGCAAAAATTAACTCAGTAGCAATTCCTTTCTTAAATACATCAACATATGTTGCTGGTAGATTTGAATGGCAAGAAATGAAAGTTAATTTTAGAGACCCAATCGGTCCTTCAGCTTCTCAAGCTTTAATGGAATGGTTCCGTTTACATGCTGAATCAGTTACAGGTCGTATGGGATATGCTGCTGGTTATAAAAAAGACGTTGATTTAGAGATGTTAGACCCAACAGGAGTTGTTGTTGAGAAATGGTTATTAGAAGGTTGTTTCTTAACAGATTTAAACTTTGGTGAATTGGATTATTCAAGAGATGATTTGGCAAATATTGCTTGTTCATTAAGAATGGATAGATGTATCTTGATTTACTAATATTATATTTTTTTCATATATTAAACCGATAGTTCAAAAGATTATCGGTTTTTTGTTTTGTAAAACTTTACTTTCTACTAGTTATTAATTAAATTGAATATTATGGAAGAAAATAGAATAGACCCAACAATAGCGTACGATGTAATAGAATTACCTAGTAGAGGTATTCATTATGAAAACAAGAAAAAATCATTAAAAGTGGCGTATCTGACCGCTTCAGATGAGAACATTTTAGCGTCGCCCAATTTAAATTCAACAAACTCAGTTGTTACGGAATTATTAAAAAGAAAAGTATTAGATAAAGACATATCTGTTGAAGATATTGTTGAAGAAGACAAACAAGCAATTTTAATATTTTTAAGAAATACTGCGTTTGGTTCAGAATATAATATGTCCACAACAGATCCAAAAACAGATAAAGAATTTACATTTTCAATTGATTTATCAACCTTGAAAATTAAGGATTTCATGTTATCAGAAAATGAAAATGGTGAATATTCATATCATTTAGAAAAAAGTAATCATACGGTAACATTTAAGTTTTTAACAAAAAAACAAGAAGAAGAAATTGAAAAAATTAGAGAGAGTTGGAACGGAGTAGGTGTTGCACCTATTATGACGAAACAACTTGAATTTATGATTCGTTCAATTAATGGTAATAAAGACCCGATGCAAATTAGAAATTTCATTGAAAAAATGCCAATTAAAGATTCCCAAGATTTTAGAAAATTTGTAAAAGATAATAAACCAGGGTTAGATTTAACCCAAACAGTAACCACCCCATCAGGAGATGAGATCCAAGTAAATATTGGGTTCGGGGTTGAGTTTTTTCGTCCTTTC